CACTACGGCAAAAACAAGTCCATTTACAGCAGCTAATGGAGTAGGATATTTTGTTAATACCTGCGGAGGAACTATAACAGTAACACTTCCATCTTCACCTTCAGCAGGTAATATAATTTCAATAAAAGATTATGCAACCACATTTGGTAGCAATAGTGTAACCCTTTGTAGGAATGGTTCAAAATTAGGTGGAGAAACTTTAAACGCTACTTTAAAAACAAACGGTGATGCTGTTACTTTAGTTTATGTTGATGCCACTGAAGGTTGGATAAACGTTAATACAGATGATACTGTAGCAGGTGAGGCTTATGTAACAGCAACAGGTGGAACCATAACAACTTGCGGTAATTTTAAAGTTCATACTTTTACAGGTGATGGTTGTTTTCAAGTTACAAATGCAGGAAATGCTGCTGGTTCAAATACTGTAGATTATTTAGTCGTTGCAGGTGGAGGAGGAACTAGTTCTGGAGATGGAGGAGGTGGTGGTGCAGGCGGATATAGAGAATCTGATGGCACTTCATCAGGTGGTTATTCGGTCTCTCCTTTAGGAGGTTGTGTTTCAGGTCTAGCAGTGCCTGTACAAACTTATCCAATACAAGTTGGAGGTGGAGGTGCTGGTGGCACTCCTTATCCAGGCACTAATGGAGGAGCAAATGGAGAACCTTCAATTTTTTCAACAATAACATCTGCAGGTGGTGGTGCAGCTGGTCAATCTTATCCAGCATCAAATCCAAATTTTCCACAAAATATTGGTATAGCTGGAGGTTCTGGTGGTGGAGGAGCTTATGCTTGTACTGGTCCAGGAAGTCCATCTTCTACAACTAATCCAAATACTCAAGGTGGTGCAGGTAACACTCCACCTGTTTCTCCACCACAAGGAAATCCTGGTGGTGCAGGACAAACTGGTTATTATGGAAATCACGGTGGAGGTGGAGGAGCTACTAGTGCTGGTGGAACTGCTAGTGGTCCAAGTCCATCCCCAGGTGGTGCAGGTGGAAATGGTGGTAACGGAGCAACATCTTCAATAACATTTTCCCCAGTCGCAAGAGGTGGTGGTGGCGGTGGTCCAGCTTATACAGGAGCAACAGCAGGCACAGCAGGACCAGGAGGTGGTGGAGCAGGAGTAAACACTAATTCAACAGTAGGTAATGCTGGAACTGTAAATACAGGCGGTGGAGCTGGAGGTAGTAAAGGTGCTTTGGGTGCAGCAGGAGGATCAGGAATAGTAGTAATAAGATATAAATTTCAGTAGTTGAATGGTAATTAAAAATAATATATAAGGAGAACATTATGGCACATTACGCAAAATTAGGAATCAATAGTAAAGTTATAGGAGTTCACGTCGTAAATGATAGTGATTGTCTGAATGCTGATGGTATTGAAGATGAAGAAGTAGGAAGACAGTTTTTGGAAAGAATCCACAGCTGGCCTTTATGGAAAAAAACATCTTATAATACATATGGCGGAAAACATAAGTCAGGCGATAATTCAAAAGCATTAAGAGGTAATTATGCTGGTATAGGCATGACTTATGATGAAGATAATGATATTTTTATTGGTAAAAAACCTTACGCTAGTTGGACTTTAAATGTGGCAGAAGCAAGATGGCAATCACCAATAGGTGATGCTCCAACATTATCTGATGATGAAAAAGAAACTCATATATATGAGTGGAATGAATCTACAGGTGCTTGGGATAAAGTCGCTAGATAATTATATTGACATTTTAAGAAGATTTTATTACATATCTTAATAGGTATGCAAAAGAAAGTATTAACAGAAGTAGACTTATATACGGGTGAAATAGCAATGCCGAAAGGCTTTGAAATTAATCGTGATAAAATTAAAAATGATATTTTAAAATCATTTGTTACTTTAGATAGAATAAATAATAATCCTAGAACTTATTCTTATAAAAATTATAAAGTACCTTTTTCACCACCAATACAATGGATGCAAGACTACATGAGAGATCATTGGAAAGTAGAATATGGTCCTACATTAGTACAAAAAGAAATACATGCAAAAGTTTTACATCCTAAAGAACAATCTGTTTTAATGCATTCTTTGGAGCCGGTTGACTTAAGAAACTCTCCAGATTATACATTTATATATGTTGTAGACGTGGAGCCTAATTCATGTGAATGTATTGTTGAATATGATGACAACAGAAGAAAAAATAGAACGTGGCACTTACCTCTTATAAATAATAACTTTATTATGTTTCCTGCTACACAAAGATACATGATTACAGAAAATACATCTGATAAATTAAATACATTTTTGGTTATAAACTATGAATATATCTAATTACTATTGGTACTTTCAATCTGCCATACCACCACGAATTTGTGACATGATTGTGCAGTATGGTAAAGCAGAAAAGAAAAGAGAAATAATGGCTATCACAGGTGGCTTTGGAAGAGACAGAGATTTAAATAAAAATCCTCTTAATAAAGAAGAAATAAAAAATTTACAAAAAAAAAGAGATTCAAATATTGTTTGGATGAATGATAAATGGATATACAAAGAAATTCAACCTTATGTTCATCAAGCAAATCAAAACGCAGGTTGGAATTTTGATTGGGATTTTTCTGAATCTTGTCAGTTTACTATCTATAAAAAAGGTCAGTATTATGATTGGCACTGTGATAGTTGGGATAAACCCTACCAGGCAGAAGGACCATCAAAAGGAAAAATTAGAAAATTATCTGTAACGGTGACATTAACAGATCCAAAAGAATATCAAGGTGGAGAGTTAGAGTTTGATTTAAGGAATGAAGATCCTGATAAAAAACCTAATATGAGAACCTGTACAGAAATATTACCAAAAGGCTCTTTGGTTGTATTTCCTTCTTTTGTATGGCATAGAGTCAAACCCGTAACCAAAGGAGAAAGGAATAGTCTAGTGATATGGAATCTAGGTTATCCATTTAAATAATATGAAAGAAATCAAACAAGGCGGAAGTAGTACACCACAAAAACCAAAAGGACATGTAGATTTTAAATCTGCATTTTATTTTTCAACACCTATTTGGATTGCAGAAGCACCCATGTTTTTAAAAAATGCAATTAAAGTAACTGACAAATATATTAAGAAAGCAGAAAAGACACTTAAAGATAAATTAAAAAATGAACCTAAATGGAGAAAAGATTTAGGTACATTTGGTTTTTCTAAACACAGTGAGAGTTTTTCTAATGATCCAAAAATTAAAGATTTAGTTCAATTTATAGGTCAACGATCTTATGAATTTTTAGATTGGCAAGGATTTAATTTACAAAACCACAGCTTACATTTTACAGAATTTTGGGTGCAAGAGTTTAGTGAAAAGGGTGGGGGTCATCACGATACTCATGTGCATTGGAATCAACACGTATCAGGATTTTATTTTTTAAAATGTTCGGAAAAAACATCTTATCCAATATTTCATGATCCACGATCGGGTGCACAAATGACTAAACTTTTTCAAAAAGATGACTCAAAAATTTCAATGGCAACTAGTCAAGTTCATTATAAACCTAAACCAGGAACAATAATTATTTTTCCAGGTTATGTGCCTCATCAATATGCAGTTGATCCAGGATTAGAACCTTTTAGATTTATACACTTTAATATTAAAGTTGTTGAAACAGTGATATCAAAAGAAAGTAGCTTCAAAAAATGAGTTTTAAAAAAAATAAATACATAATTATTAAAGAAGCTGTACCAAAACAAATAGCAGAGTTCTGTTATAATTACTTTTTACTTAAAAGAACTGTTGCAAGAACTTTGTTTGATCAGAAGTATATATCACAATTCACGACAGAGTTCGGTGTATGGAATGATGAACAAGTTCCAAATACTTATTCTCACTATGCAGACATAGTCATGGAAACTTTGTTGATGAGAGCTTTACCTATTATGGAAAAAAAAACAGGATTAAAATTATATCCAACTTATTCTTATGCAAGGATATATAAACCAGGAGATATTCTTAAAAGACACAAAGATAGATTTAGTTGTGAAATATCTACAACTTTAAACCTTGGAGGTGATCCATGGCCTATACATTTAGAGCCAAAGAAAAATGTAGGTATACCTGATGGTAAAAAAATAACTGTATCTAGTGATAATAAAGGTATTTTAGTTAATCTAAAACCCGGAGATATGTTAGTTTATAGAGGTATGGAACTAGAACATTGGAGAGAAGAGTTTCAAGGAGACAACTGCGCTCAAGTTTTTCTGCATTATAACGATCAAAAATCCAAAGATGCGGATAAAAA